CAGATGAAACACCAGAAGGATTTTGCGAACAATTAAAAACTCTGTTTCCAACAACATCGGTTTGGGGTGAACCTGTCACAACAATTCCCGATAACCCGCACAAAAACACGTAGTTGTTGCTGACGTAATTTCGCAAACAATTTGCGCCTTGGCTGAGGTGTGAAATTACAATTCCATCATTGTCAAAATTACCAACAATGTTGTTTGAAATTGTATTGTATTTAGCCACTCCTGAAATAGAAATACAACCACTTTCGGCAGTAGACGAAGTACCTCCACCAATACACGTGTTGCCGCTGACGATGTTTCCAATAACGCCAGGCTGTGGAAGTTCTGCGCGGACAGAAATATGTATTTCGTTAAAGTCCCGAATGTTATTGTTTGTGATTTGAGAATACGATGTGCCGTTGGTGAAGTACACAGCATGACGACCCTCACCTACTGCTCCGATAAACTGATTGCTGGAGACAGTGTGGTAGCCACCAGAAGCTCCAAAACTAGCTACGCCGTAACCATTGCCAGCACCGCCTGATGATGCTGGGTTAACGCCTATGATGTGTTCAAAAACGCAATTTTGAACTCGGTAGCGAGTACCGTTGCCGAACGCAACTGCGTTGTTGACGTAACGAAATCGGCAGTCTGTAATTGATACATTGGTCGAAGCGTCAGTCGTGCTGGAGTAAATAGCCCATTGCGGATTTTCTTGTGAGGCAGTTGCAGCACCGACAAAATCAATGCCGTTAAATGAAATGTTGCTAGAACCGTTTGGAATTTCAAATAAGTAAAAATCCGATGTGGTTGATTCCACGATTGACGTAAACGAATCCCCGTGAATAGCAGTGTTGCTTGACACGTATAACTCGGTTGAAATGTTGTATGTTCCAGATGGGAAATAGACAGCATCAGCACCACTGTCAAGTGCAGCCTGAATTGCAGCCGTGTCATTGGCTATCCCATCACCTACAGCTCCAAAGTCTTTGACGCTGACGGTTTGCTCTAGTTTTTCACACACTGGATATGAAACGCTACCAGTAAAAGGTGGGTCGTATGTAACGCCGCAAGCATCTGGACTTAGGCCTGTCCCGTTAGCAAAGTTGTAAACCATCGAGCCTTTGCTGTCCTGCACCAAGATGCTGAAGCTCACACCATCCACATAGACTTGAGCAGGCGTTCCAGCATTGGAGATGTAGCCGTTGATCGTACGCAGGGGCTGCGCTGCAATGATCGTCAATGCTTCATCAAAGTAAGCGACAACTGGGTTAGTTATCGGGTACAGATTTGCAGTGCCAATCCACACATAACCATTGTCTAAAGGCTGCCCATCACGGTCTTGGAAGACCGGGAACGGGACTTGAACTGAGAGTGCGGACATTACTGGTTCTCCTGTGAATCAAGGTTGCCCAGCTTTACGCTTGAGCAGTTCTTCCATTGCTTTAACTGCGTTCTCTTTGTTGATGCCACGCAACTCTTCGGCCTTCTCTGCGAGCAATTCTACTGCCCGTCTTGCTGCGCCGCCCCTCGCGATATCCACACCAGTTTGCATGGCTTCAGAGACTTGGCCTTTCAGCGAGGTTTGTGCGGCTGCGCCAAACATACGATCAAGTTCATTCACAAAGATGAGCTGATTGACGATGTTGTCATCCAACTTCATGCCGTATTTTGTTGCCGTGCTATTGGCTTGGTCAAGCGAATCAATCAGATTTGCCCGTGTGCCGTAGTTGCTGGTCAGCTTTCGCATCGCTGTGCCAAGCTGCTTGTTTGCGCTTGGAGAATCAAAGTCGATGTTTGTGCCAGCAGCTTTTTGCAAGTCATCCAGCGCCGTGATGGTGTCCGAATACTTGGCATTTGCAGCCTTGTAATCAGGGAAACTTTCACCAAGGGTTGCGTTCAAATTGCGGCGCAATGTCTTCAGTGTTCGCTCGGCCTGTGCTGTCAGTGGGTTTGCGAGACTTCTTTTGCCGAAATCTACTTGAGTGTCAATAAAACGCTTGGCTGTATGGATGCCATAAGCATCAGGTGCTTTAACCGTGCTCAAACGCTCCAGAACCATGTTCAAGACACGTTGAGCCTGTCTGTCTCCCTGTATATCAGAACCCTGCAAATTGGCCTTGGCGACCCCGTTTGCGTCAAGCTCTACCTTTACGCCCAAAGTGCCAAGATCATCAAGGAAGGTATTGATGGCAGGGTCGAAATTTACGGTTTGACCACGCAGTTGGTTGTTGGCAATTTTGTTGATGTCAGCACCAGCTTGCTTGTTCGCAGTGGACAGAAACTGAATCCTTGAATCAACGGTATCGCCCAAGATGTCAGCGGGTCGGTTCAATGCCCGAAATGCCTCACGCTTTTCACCCATCTTGAAGATGTTGAGCATCTTGGTCATGGCCTGACGATCTTTGTCAGATGCAGCCTTGATGCTGGCAATCGTGCCATCTTTCCAGCCCTGGGTTATCGCAGATGTGGCTTCGTTATCAGGCACAGCTTGAGTGCCTGAGATGCGGAAGTTCACCAGTTCTGTCGAATCAGGATTCTGGGCAATCTGCTTGCGTAAGTTTGCTGAGTCTTGTGGTGAGATTTTCTCGCCCACACTTGCCTTTATGCTTTGCAGCGACTCTCTGATTGTTGGTTCGGTAGGTACTTCTTGACCAGCACGCAGTTGCTCAATGCTGGTTGGTTCAATACGCTCACGGATGCCAGCACCAGCCGGGGCAACTTGTCGCGCCACTTGCTGCGTCACAGCCCTTGTAGCAGCCGGAATAGATGGGACTAAAGCGCCGCCCACTGTGGCCGCAATTTGACCAACAGGGCCAGCGCCAGCTTCTTTGGCAGCACCACCAGCAGCCGCCGCAGTTCCACCAGCAAGTGCCTGGAATCCTGGGGTTGCGGCTAACATTCGGCCAACTTCTCTAGTAACTGCACTCCCTTGCTCTACCAAAGACTGTGGCCTTACTGGAGCTCGAGCAGCAGCTTGCAATGCTTGACCAGCAGCAACACCCCCCATGGCGCTGCTTGCACCTGCCGCTGTTGTTTGCATGATGCGCTCTGCTGCTGTGCGAGGTTCAGCCACTCCCACACGGGTAAGCAAGTCTTCCATTGCATCGGTTGGCATTGTGTATTTCGTGCCAAACAAACTGTTGATTGAACCAACAATCGGGTCGCCAATCAAGCCAGCAAGGGTGGCTGCACCAGCACCAGCGATAGCCCCAGGAATTGCACCAACACCTCCAAGCAAAGCACCAGCAGCACCGCCAGCAAGCGCACCAGCAGCGGGTAGTGCCAAGCCTCTTGTGGCCGCACCAGCAAGGCCCGTTACGGTGGTTGGCGGCTCTGTAATCGTGCCGCCAAACTGTGCAGCAAGCGAGGCAACATCTGTCGCAGCGGCTGGCATACTTCTGTCTTGCTGTGTCTCAGGGGGTGCTGTCATTTCAGCACCAGGAAACCGAACATCAATAGCAACGTTTTTTCCGGCATCCGTCTGAACATTAAATGTCTGAGCATTGGCTGGCGCAACTGTGCCGCCGAATTGCTTTGCAAGTGCTTCAAGTTCTGCTGGGTCGATCATTTGATACCCGCCGCTTTCTTGTAGGCATCAGCAGCAGCCTTGGTTGGGAAAGTTGCCGTTGCACCGTTTGGCAATCTAACAGTCAAACCCTCGGCTGGCACATCCCTTGGAGTTGATGGCAAGCCAGCACGTTCTGCGGCAGTAGCACGACCCTTCTCAAGCAAACGCATGGCTTCAGTAACATTGTTTTTAAGTTGCGTTGGTGATTGCTTAAGACTCAAATTTTGCAAAGATGCTTGCAACTTGTCGCCCTCTTTTTCAGACAAAGCGCCAGAACCTTTCATCTTTGGAATCTGCGCCAAAAACGCCTGAGAACCAAGGGTTTCGACCAGTGCCTCAAAATCGGCAACAGCCTGACTTGTTGTTGGCAATCGTGATGCAATCGGGCCTGTTGCTGATCTAATTACTTCGATTGGAGTATTTAGGATTTGTGTTCCTGTATTCAAAAAGTTATCAATGTCAGACTGTACGGTTGCCAAAGTTGCTTGCTGTTCTCGTTTAGCCGAGTCACGCTTTTCGGTTGCATCATCAATCTTTTGCTGCAACTCTTGTCGCCTAAGTACGTTTGTTTCTCGGGCAATGGTTGCGTTCAATGCTTTGATGCGGTTGTCTTCTTTTGCAATTAAGATGTCAGCATCTGTTTTACGAATATCTGCACGAGTTTTTTCTAAATCAGTTTTGGCTTTTTCTTCAGCAAACAGAGCCTCAACTTTTGCTTTGTCAGCTTGTGCTTGTGCCAGCTTATTTTCTGCCTCGGCTTTTTTAACGTCATCTGCCGCTGTCGCAACAGCATTTAATGCCTTCTGTTCTTCTTGTGTGGCTTTTCCCAAAGCCTCTTGCAGTTTTGCCGGGGCAAGTGCTTCTTCTCTTTGCGTAGACAGTGCTTTGTCTGCGTTTTCAAGAAACTCTTTTCCACCAGGAAGTGCTGCAAGCGTCAGTGCAATAGTGGTTTGTGCGCCTGTCGGATTCATGCGGATCAGATTTGAAAGGTCATCAAAACCTTGCGCCTCTTTTTCTTTTCCGGCTTCTCGTAATGCTTTTGCTCGCTCAGTAAGACGCATTTCAGCAACAGGTAAATTACCCGACTTGATAGCCGTGTATACCTGTGTGCCTTCCTTCAAAGTGTTTTGCTGCTGCTCTTTGGTCTGCGCTTCAAAGCCTGTTTGGACGATTGCCGCTTGGTCTTTTGGCAAAAATGCTGTGACCCGTGCGTAATCTGCTGCTGTGGCATTGGGGTTTTTAAACAAATCACCCAAGGCTGTTTGCGCTGTAAGAGCACGCTCACGTGCAGCCCGTGTTGCTTCTACCTCTGCTACACCAGCGCCAAGTTTAAAGCCGCCCAAAGCCGCCTCAAATGGGCTTTGCACATCAACTGCATAGTTGATTGGTGCTTGGAATGGATTGATTGCCATGACTGTCCTTTAGAACCCAAAGCCAACGCCAGCCTTGCCGCCAGCACCGTATTGGAAGCCAAGCATTTGTGCTGGCAGATTAAACAGTTGACCGTAGGCTTTAGCCTGGCCAAGTTCTCCACCAGCCATAGCTGCACCTTGCTGGGCCAATAGATTGGCCACGTTGGTGCCTGTTTGTAATCCTGCCGAACCAGTACCGGCAGCCGATGACTGTCCGATCTGGGCTAAGTTTTGCTGTGTAACACGGCCAATGTCAGCCAAGCCACCCAATCGACCATATTGCTTTTCAATTTCTTGTTGCAACATTTTTGGCCTGAATTGGCCAAGTGCAGCTTGGATATTGCCACCACGCAGGCCACCAGTGGCCGATGCACGTTGGAGCAATGCTTCTTCGCCAGCTTGGACTTGAGCTTGGTATCCAGCACCACCTTCAATGCCTGCAATGGCTGCTTGTTGCGCCTCTGGGCCACGAAGCCCAAGCAAAGCCTGCTGTTGTTCAAGTGCTGGCGCTCCTGCTTGCGCATAGGGCTGTAATCCCGCAAGAGCAGGGACTCCAACTTCTGTGTAAGGCTTGAGCAATTCACGCATGGCATCAAATTGCCTGCGTTGTTCTGCAATACCTTGTTCAGCAGCAGCGCCTTGAATGCCTGCGGCTTCTCCAGCTGCGCTGGCCTGCATTGAACTACCGATAAGCTGGCTCCCGCCAACGACTAGGGCTGTTATTGGATCAGGCATTGCCGAACTCCTTCATGTAGTCTTCAAAATTCTCGCCATAAAGCGCCATGACCAAATGGGCATTTTGTGTGGCAAAGCCAGCGCCGTGTATGAGCGAGACAGTCATCAAAATCAGGTCATAGTAACCAGCACGCCAGCCAAAGGATTTAGCATCTGCTTTGCCTTGACGTTCTGCTGTGTCCGAGGCTTGCCACTTCAGGATCATCGTTGCCAGCAATGGCACAAGGTGGTGACTGTTGGCAATAAAGAATTGGTTTTGGTTGATGCCCACCAGCGTGTTCCAAATGGTGGCGTTGAGGTCTTTGCGCTCAACTGCATCACCATCGGCAACATCATCAAAAACTTGGATTGCGTCAAAAACCATAAGCAGCCACTCTACGGCTGGCGTAGGCAGCATAAAAACCTTCGTCAGGTTTTTTCTAAGCCCATCGGTCATGCACAACTCCTGTTTAGGGTGAGCTGCTGGTGGCCCGATAGACTCAGCGGCTCGATTTTCGCACAGTTTTACTCAATCCTCATACTCATCGTCTTCCCATGCTTGGCAAACTCTCATGTCATTGCAGATAAAGTTGAGCTTCTCGCAGTGACCACGAAACCCTGCACCTTTGTCGTATGCCGCCATCGGGATGCGCTCAATACGGACTTGCGCCATCAGGCTGTTGTCGTAGTAACCACAGTTCGAGCAATGCTTGCGCCGTGCGTCTTTTTCATCGCACTGCATGGCTTCTGCCAGCCCTGAATAAAACTCTTTGTTGGCCCCAGGTGCGTTAGTTGGCATCTCTGGGCCATAGTTCCAATCCTGTACGGCAATGGCGTAGTTTTTTTTGTTCTCTGCATTGGTGATGAATTCTTCATCCATCGGCAAGCCCATGAATCCCTTGGGCATCATCATAAATTTGTCCATGCTTGTTCTCCTTAACTTATTTCACGACCAGAAGCCCGAATGGTCAGCGATGTTGCCGTCCCTGCGATTGTGGAAATAAACCCACCTGGTTCTAGCGCCTGGCCCACCAACTCAGGGCAGGTGTAGGTCTCATCTGGCACGATGGTTCGCGTATCAATAATCAAGTTTGATGCCCCTGCTGAACCAGACACAGTAACCAAGTTGCAACTGAAAGTCACATTGTTGCCACTGGTATTGGTCACCGTGAACTTGTCAATAATTGCTTTGACATTTGTTGCGGTGTATTGGGTGGTTTGGCTGTTCTCTGCCTGTTTTGCAGGGATTAGCACTTTTACTGTAACTGTCATTGGACACCTCCGATATTGTTTGAAACTGTCAGGATTATGGACGGAATAGCTGGAACTGGTGGCGCTGCGACAACAGAAAGCAACTCAACACTCAGGCTGGTGGTTGAAAACATCATCTCAATGTAATCGCCTGCCTTTAGGTCAAAAAAGTAATTCAGTGATGCAAAGATTTCAGCGTCATTACCCTGAATCCTGATCTGGCTTGCGCTGTCGGGCACGTCTGTTCCGTTAAGCCTGAACCAAAAATAAAACTCGTCCGTGCCGCCCGTAGTCTTATCCAACTGGAACGAGGTATCAAAGTTGTAAATGCCCTCGCTATCCACAATGATGCGTGAGGTAGGTGAGCCGATAAATACCCCATTGCTTAAGTCCGTGCTGTTAAACGTGATGGCCTTGGCTGTGTTGATTGTGGTTGCTGTCTGGGTAGTGGTGTCGTAAAACGACCCATATCTTGCTCGTTTGAATTCCCTTGGTGGAGGGGTCATCTGCAAACCCTCAACAGATTTATTAAGTTTGTCCACCAATGCCAAAGCCTGATTTGCTTTGCTTTCAGCCAATGCCACGGTAACCGCAGTTTCTTGTGCCAGCAATGCAATCCTGTCTAGTGCATCCTGCGCCTTTGCACCCAATGCTGCATTATTAACACCAGTCTCTTGTGCCAAAGCAATGATCTGTGCCAATGCTGAATTTGCACCAGCCGCTGCATTGTCTGCTTGAAATTCAAAGTCAGTTCCAACAATTACTTGAAGTTGGTCAACAGTGGAAAACAGCAATTCAAACTGTCTGATTTGTTGCTGATCGGTCAAGAACTCCGCAAGCTGGTCACGGGTCAAGTTCAGTCTGCGTGAGATGGGTGCGGTTGCCATCAGTATGCCAATGCTTCAATCTGTGCCTCTAAGCGCACATAGGACACATGAGCATCACTATCTCCACGGAAACGCTGGATGCGCCAGTTCCTCATGTGACCCTGCTGAAACCATGCCAAACGCTTTTGGCGGTTGCCAATCGTGCCGACAGAGATAAACTTTTCCTGTGAATAAGTCTGCCCATCCAAAGAATAGCTGGTGCTTATTTGTGGGTTTTTGCCTAATGCAATGCTACCCGTCAGGCTCACAAGTTCCATTTCGTTGAAGATAGCACCGTTACTCTCGTTGTAGACAATCAGTGTGCCAAACTCCCACCGCACTTGTTGCCCCCAATGATGGCCTGTGTCTTGCACCAAATAACCGATATTGGTGGATTGCGGGTCGCCCACCATCCACTTGTCGTACACCCAAACCATGTTTCTGGCTCGGTATTGTGCAAATCCTGCTAGGGTTGTGGTCAGGGTGAACCAGACAGGAGTCTGTAATGCCTCCGATGCTGATGCGTCATAAACTATGGTGCGATCAGGCAAATGCACATAAAGGTGTTGATGACTCTTGTCGTTTCTCGCCTCTAACTTAACCAAAGCCAATTGCGCCTCAGTGTATTCAAGCAAAAGATTGTCGATTTCTTGAGTGCTTATTTTTTGTGCAACAGCCGAAGCGCCTACATAGATGCTTGGTGCTTCATTCCTACCACTTCCTAAAAACGCAATGCGCTCAATAAAGACACAGCAAGCAAATGTCCCAACAACGCCCTTTTGGATTTGTGCGCCATCAATTCGTGCAAATGGGAATAACTCACCACCCACGTTATCGAATACCTCAATCGTATTGCGGTTCAATGCGTAGATTTCATTTCTCAATTTTAGTAGCGCAACCACTGGGTCTGGGTCAACTTCCGAGCTTCCATATTTCAGCGGATTGACTTGAGTTGGGTCTGTTAGTTCTGTGACGATCAAGAATTCACCATCTGTGGTCATAAAGTAACCATCGACCCACACCACATCAAGCACCACACCAAGGTCAGGATCGGTCACTTGCGTTAGGGTTGTGCCATTCCAATAATACAAGCGACCACCGGATGCAATCGCAAGTAAATCAAAGCTGTAATCAAATGTCACCAGTTGATCTACTGGCCCACCCACATCACCCAATATAGTCACTGTGCCTACGCTGTCGATTTCCACCAACTTTGTACCCATGACACGATACAAACTGCCTTGCCAGTTTATGCCGCCACGATCAACGCCTGGCCCTGTGCCGTTTGCCACAATCCCATCGCCTGGTCGCAGAAACCCATTACTGATGCCTGATGTTTTAGGTACAGGCACAAGGTTCACTGGGTACGATGTACGCAGTTCAGGGGTGCTGTCAGTAAAAATGCCGTTCAAGATAGGTATCTGCATCACTTGGCCTTGTTTCGTGCGCTGATGCGTTTTGCTTTGGCTTGAGCATCAGCCTTAGATGATGCGCCCCAAGCTCTCAAACTTAGCAGCAGGCGGGTAGGTTCACCATCTTTGTATTCAGGGCCAGGATTGCCGCCCATACGGGCTAGAAACGATGCCCTGCGGGGATTGTCACCAGACTTCACGGGAGGTTTGAGATTCATACCTTCAGCACGGGCAGCAGCACGCCCTTTGGCGTTCAGGCCGCCTTTGGGGTTTTGACCTTCCTTGCGTGCATAGGCTGGAGTCTTCATCGAAACCTCTTAATCTTTTCGGCAACCTTCTTGGGCTGCTTCGCAAATTGTTCACCCTTGGCTGTGGCCTCACGCTTTGCCTTGGTGGTCGCCGCATATTCAGCCGATGACAGGGCTTTGATGGCCTTCTCAGGTAGATAACGCTCACCTGTCTCAGATGATGGCTTGCCGGACTTGGTGCGCCACTTCTGAGCGCCCCAATCTTTCAGGCTTTTTTGCGGGGCTTTCATCGGTAGCCTCCGCCAGCTTTCTTGTACTCCACCGCCAGCAGTTGTGCTTTTCGGGCTGACCATTCGCCCGGGTCGCCGCCCTTTGTCCCTGCTTTGATTTTTTCAAACAGGTTCTTTCGCATGGTTGGCTTCGTATAGTTGCCAGCCGCATTGACAGAGGACTTGGGCTTTGTTGCCATTACGCAACCACCGCACCACGGAACCCAACAACCCACCAATCAGTTCCAGCAAACTGAAGAGTCACTGAATCGCCAACAGCATTGAAGGTGATTGTGGTGGCGCTGCCAAGGTTGGTTGGTGTCAAAACACCAGTGTCACCACCCGCCGCCTCTGCGACATAAATAATTGTTTTCAGTTGGCCTTGTGCGCCATCAGCAAGAGTCAACGCATTGCCTGCTGCTGTCGATGTAAAGGCAGTGGCAAGGCTGGTGATGTTTACCGCACCTGGGCCACTCAATGCCTGAACCGTTGCTGATGCCCCTGTGCCGCCATTGGCAACTGGCAGAGCGCCTGTTACGCCTGTTGTTAGCGGCAACCCGGTGCAGTTTGTCAATGCTCCAGATGTTGGTGTGCCAAGAATCGGAGTGACCATCACCATGCTGGTCGATGTGCAGGCGCTGATGTTGCCACTGGTCACTGTACCCAGCACAGGGGTTACCAAGGTCGGACTCGTGTTAAACACTAGCAGACCGGTTCCGGTCTCATCTGTCATTGCCGCCCGTAGGTTGGCACTTGTTGGGGTGGTCAGCCATGCAGCAATACCCGCGGCAAAAACCGTCTCAGCATTAATGTTGTACCAAGAATTCGTTGGCTGGTAAAAGCGATAAACAGCAGCACACCCTGCGCCCAAACTTGTGACTGCACCAAAAATGGCGGATGCACCATTCAAAGCAATCGTCAATGAGGTGATTTCTTGTGTGGTAGTAATCAGCAGCGTAGTGCCATCAGGTACACCAGTGTTTAAAGGCAGCGTGATCGTGCCTGTTGCCAGCGTCCCTGCGGGTTGCAACAGCATCCATTGGTTTTGGCTAACTGGCGTTGGCACTGTGATGTTGAACCCAGAACCAGGAACGTACAGATTCACCGATAAGGTTGGTGATGCAAAACTTTGCTGAAAAAATGTCAGCAAGGAACCAATCGATGTTCTGCGAGCATCACCGTTGTTAGGAGAGTAAACGGGTAGCTGGTCACCACTGGAGATGGTGTTCAGCACTGGCAGTTGGTTGATTGTTGGCATGATTGTCCTCAGTAGTATTCGATTGGCCCATCAGGGCCAGCATCAACAGGGCTATATGGTGGGCGTACAAACGGGTTGTCGTACACACGCCATGGCTTGTTGCCAGCGCCAGCGGGTGTGGTTGCCGGGAGTTGCTTTTCCAGCGGGAATGTCGCACGCTGAAGCAAAATGTCGTAACCCTGCTTGGCAGTGGTCTTTGTTTCAATCATCACTTGCTTGCCGTAGCTTGGGGCAAGTCTGATGCCCAGGCTGCAAATGATGGCCTCATATGCCGAGTCGGGCACATTGGTCTGTTCATCCAAATCGCTGTCTTGTGGGCTTGAGGGCAGCGGATAACCCAAGCGGATGCCCTTGGCGTTCCAATCAGCCATCATTGCATCTAGCCTACGCAATGCCGTGTTCATCTGCTCGGGATTCAGGTCGAACACATAAGAGGCAAGACCTATTTCCTCAAAGGCAGCGGTCACGAACTGGCGCTTGCTGTATCCCATGATGCGGCCTCCATAGCCTGATTGATGCGATTGAGCAGAGTTTCGTCTGACCAACGCTTGTCCACTTTGAGGCCGATTTTAGCAGCTTGCTCCAACATTTCATCACGTGTTGGCTCGCCCACTTCCACAATCTCCACTTGCTGCACGACAGCACCAATGGGGGATGGATAGCAAACTTTTGTCAATCTGCGCTCAATGGCTTGCTCTTTTTTGAGCTTGCGCTTTTGAATACGCATCTCCCGCCACGGGGCGAGATGCTTTTCTTTGATGATGGCTGCCGACTTAATCATTTTTTCATCGGTGCTTTACCTGGCTTGCCAGCGGCTTTTGCCGACTTGCTTGCCATGCCAAGGGCCATTGCAACAGCTTGCTTTTGGGGCTTGCCTGATTTCATTTCCATTTTGATGTTCTTGGAAATGGTCTTGTCTGAGTAACCTTTTTTCATTGGCATTTTGTTCTCCATGTAAGACAGGCCAACATCTCTGCTGGCCTGTCTTGGTTTAACCACCGATACGATAGACGACAAAGGTATCAGCCGCAGTCTTACGGCAACGGAAACGTGCAGAAGCACCAGCCGTTGCAGCAGTTGCGGCAGCACCCACGATGGTCACGTTTGTATTGACTGTGAGAGTCAAAGCAAATGCGGCCAAAGTAATGACGCTGAAGTCAAACGAATCACCGATTGCCCACTCAGTTGCCAAATCAAGGTTTGCACCTGTTGGCAATTGAATGTCACGGGCTGAAGTTGGAGTAGCAGTGATGATGCCTGTCAACACGTTGGCAGCAGTTGCCACCATCGAGCCGCCATCAGCAATGTTGGCTGGCGCACCCTGAGGTTGCCAGTTTCCATTGTTGCTGATGTCAGGAGCAACACCCACAGAGTAGTACGCACCCGATGCACCAGCTTGAATAATCACGTTGGTGGCATTGGTAAATGCGCCTGACACATAGGTGGTGTTGTCAACTGTAGTCAACAGGTCATTGGCTTCAGGAAAGTTGGGAAAGCCAACCTCTTGAAACACCTGTGCTGGCGAAAAGGCTTGAACAGCGATTTTCTCGCCAGCGGGAACGGCAACAGTAGCTGTGCCTTGTGCAAAGATAACTTGATAGCTCATGGTCGCCCCCTATTAAGTCTGACCGAACAACAAAATACCAGACATTTCTGGCTGCTTATTGACCACGCCGAACAAGGTATCAAGGCGATACTTGGTCTTCATGGTGTTCACATCGTACTGCTTCTGCATCACCAGCTCGATGCCCTGATCGGTGGAGGCACGCATCACTGCGACACCAGCATCGGACGGGACAGCGTAACGACCAGGCAGAATCTCGAGCGCATCCTTCTGCCAGAAGCAGTTGATAGGTGCAGTGACCGAGTTCAATCGGGTCAAAGTTTCCGATGCGCTAGGTGTCACGATACAGTTCTGGTATTGCAGTTCTGCATCAGTGCCGCCTTGGGCCGAGATGATTGGCGGTGTGATAACGCAAGTGGTCGAGTTTGTGATGCTCACCACACGGAAGGTCTTGGCAAAGCCAGTACCCTGCTTGGTGATGTGATGCACGGCCTCAACGCCACCGATCTGGAACGGTGTACCGACACGCAGATCAGTTGTCGATGTGACAGTGATGGTCTGGAAGCGGTTGTCAACGTTCTGGGTCTCGCCTGTCGCTGCGGTAGAAGTGGCAGTTGGGACGTAGTAGTTGTTTGCAGCAGCCAGGGTGGACATAGTGGTATTGGAACCAGTACGTGCAGCCAAGCGATTTGCGTAATCCAACTTGTATGTCTCAAAGCCAGCGACTTGACCAACAAACGAACGCTCGAAAGCAGTGTTGGACTTAGTGCCAGCAAAGCTGCGTGCGCCAGTACCAGCACCAGTGGCAATGTTGCCAGCAATACCGTTGTAGTCACGGCTGGACAGAGCCAAGTAGCGGTCGAACGCTTGCACGCCCTGCTCGTTCATGATGCTGTCGCACAGGGCAACGTCATCATAATCACCAGCAGCGGTGTTCACGGTCACGACCAAAGAACCTTGGGCAGCAGCCACGTTCATGATGGCGATGTTGATGTCAGAGGCCAGCTTCTGTTTAGCAGCTTCGCCCAGACGACCTTCTTGCAACGCATCACGCAGTTCCAAAGCATCCAGAATGAACGGCACGGACTTTTGAAAGCCCAATGTCGCTGGCACTGCAAGCTGTGTGTAAGCGGTGAAGTTGTTGGTTTGATCCATGCCATCGTACGACTGTGCGATGTAAGGCTGTGGACGATAGATCACGTTGTTGGTGCGTTCCATCATCGAACCGTCAGTGTTGTAGACGGATACGTTGCGGGACAAGACCAATGCGTCATTGAAACCTTCGAGGATGTCCTCAAAGGCAACGCGCTCTTCTTTGCTGAATGAGTTGCTCATTTCATGCTCCTAAAAAAATTACTTGGATGCTGATCGTTTCTGCGCCCGATACTGAATGACTTTCGTCATGTTGCCAGTACGGGACGCTTCTTCTCTCAGCCGTTCGAGGGTTGAGTCCACCGCGCCTGAAGATCGTCCAGTTCCTGAAACGATACGCTCTGGTGCGGGTGCTGCTCTGCGGTTTGTAACTTTCAATTCCTTCTCCAGTTTTGCTACCGCAAAGGCAAACTTTACGGGGTCTGAGACTTCTGCCAACTCCTTGGCCTTCTTTGGGTTCTTGCCGAGTGCGTAAACAACCAGTGCGGGGTTTTCAGCCCCTTGAAGAATCACGCCCTGCTGTGTGATTGAAAAGACTTCCTGGGCCACGGCCTCGGCATCTTCGTAATCCCTGACTCGCAGCTCTGCTTTTGCTTTGCCGTAGCCGTCCAGCTTGGCTTGCCATGCTTTCTGCTGATTCATAACTTCAGCTTGTTGCTTGGCGTTGACATCATCGGCTTGTCGCTTGCGCTCAAACCAACCTGTCAGTGCTTCTTCGTATTTGTCAGCGTCATAGTCGTGATCTTCTAGCTTGGGCTTGGCTCCAATGGCAACTGGCTTGATCTCAGTTGGTTGGACTTGCAGCTTGCTTTGCAGTTCACGGTTCTGGCGTTGCAACTCACGGTTTGTCTTTCGCAACTCTCGTACCCATTCAGGTGCTGGAGTGTGCTCTTCGTGAGGTGGCGCTTCCTCACCAATGCTGACAACTACTTCCTCCGTATCGGGTTCTTCTTGGTCATCAACGATTTCCGTGACTTCCTCGACATCTTCCTCTACATAGGTTTCCTCGTCCTCAAGTACTGCCTTTTCGTTCATCTTTTGACCCCATTAAACTCACCCATTAAAACGGTGGGTGGCATCCGTTAATACATTCTCGCTTGTTTTTTACTGATTCGCAACAGGCTGCACAATCTGTCCTTGCAATATCTCTTGCACTGCCTGGGCATTGGTCATCGCCATGTTTTGTGCAGTTTCATCGACTTTGCCCAATGTTTCAAGCGTTTGTGCACGCTTCAACTCGGCACTTGCCACTGTCTCCACGGTGTCAGCACGGGCTTTGGCTGCTTTTGCCAATTCACCCTCTGCTGCTGCTTGAAGGTACATAGCGTTCGGGTCTTGCGGCTTGCCTTGCATCTCGGCCATGAGTTCTTCGGCTTCAACATCGGTGGGCTGAACCACACCCATGCGGAGCAACTTCTTGCGAAAGTAAGCATTGGCATCGCCCACGCCTTCGCCTTCCATGTTCATCATCGCCATTGCGGTCAGCACTTGCGCTGTCTCTGGGTCGGTCGTAATCTGGAGCATCCCGGTCAATGCCCGTACAGTAGCTGCTCGCTTGCTGCTGCTGGATGGACCAACTTCGGCAACCACATCAAAGGTGGCGGTGCTGAGATCATTTTCCATGACCATCGCACCTGTTTCGGTGTCGATCATGGGCTTCATCAGCTCGACCACACTGGACTCGCCAGTTGGTGCAATGGTTTTCATCTTGCGCTTGTCTTCGGTGTAGATGTCCCGAGCCATGCTTAACCAAATCTCGCCGCAGCGTTTCATACCCTTGGCAAAGTTGCTCATGTAGATGAACGTCTGCATATCCACACGGGTTTGGATCATCTCCACGGCCTTACCAGACACGCCAGAAACGATCTTGTCAGCGCCCTGTGGGTTGCCCAGGATGTCTTGCATATCCTGTTCGGTGATCTGCAAAAGCGCAGCCATAGCGGGGGGAATAGATGCCGACTTGGTGTAAGCCAATGGGCCAGCCGCTTGGGTGTTGCCATCAGGCCCAGTGATTGGGTTAATCAGCAGATACGGGTAATCACGTAGGTTGTCCTCTGCCCACATAAGCTGATGACCCGCCACTTGCTCGGGGGTCATGATGGGCTTCTCAATGCTTGACAAGGCTGAGATTTCGCCCAGCTTGGACAGTTGCATATTCTTCAGGCGTTGGGCATCTTTCGCCAATCTGACAGCACCCATGCAGCGTTCGATGTTGTCCACGAACCAGCGTTTGCCGTAGACCACCACAATCGGAATGCACTTGCCAGCGATGTAGCCAGCATCCTCAAGCACTTTGCCGCCTGACATAATGTATTTGCGGACACGCATACGCTTGACCCGCTTCTGCCTGACTTCCCGAGTGCCGATGGCCATCAAAGTTTCTTCAAGGGTCTCATCGTTCTCAAAGTCTTTGGCTGTGTAGCGTTCCTCTGTCCCGTCAATGGCCTCAAAGATGCGGATTGTCTCTGTCTTTTCCTCGACCTTGTAATACTCAGCTACAAACACGACATCAGGCGTTGCCCAATCGAATTCGTATTGATGGATGATCTTGGGCCAATCCGTTGGGTCATCGTTGTAGGTTTCTTTGTAGCTCTCACGGGTCATGCTGGTGACCACAAAAGCGTACTTAGCGTCTGACTTGTCTTGGCGCTTGGCGTTCAGATCAAAGAACACCGAGCTGTCAGCATCAAAGATTGGCTCCATGCGGATGCGCTGTCGGTCATCCTCGTCATTCTCTTCGTCTTCGTAGACTGTCCGCAGCCGCCATGCGCCAATGCCGCCGCCTACGGCTTCCTCAAAAGCGTTGTCGTAGGCTTCATCAGCGACCGATGCTTGTTCGTCAGCACGATACAGGCCATCACAGACCTCTGCCAGCTTTGAGTTGTCTGTGCCATCTTTGGACACGTAGTCCACAGTAATGCGGTTGTTGCGGTATTCGTTGACGATGCGAATGACCGCCAGCATGATCTTGTTGACCTCAAACTTGGGCTTGTTCTCGTACTGATCCCACAGTGGGCCTTCCCACTGAGCGCCGCACAGGGAGTAGAACCGCCTGTCTTGCAAGCACTGTAGGCGCTCGTCACGCAGCGCAGTCTGGATGTCATTGAACTGGCGCAGGGCTTCGGTGTGTAGATTCGAAAGCCGTTGGTCGTTTGAGATTCTTGCCATGATTGTCCTTTGTTAACCGATTTTCTACCATTTGTTTATGGTCGGCAATGGCGTGAAGTTGATCGTCTTGGTCACTGCTGCACGCCTGACACCCTCGCAAGCATATCTCAGCGCATCAATCACATGGTTCTTTTTGTCCTCCAGCACAGGCAGGATTCTACCCGTCAGGGGGTCTGACTTGTAGCTGTAGAGGCTCAGTTCGTCAATGGTGTGTATACAGCGAGGGTGAACCACGATGTCGTAGTTCTTCAGGAATTCGATGCCTTCCTCGACAGACTTTGGCCCTTTTACGGCAGTCATAATCTTTGGAAAGCCGTTGCGCTTCATGTGGCTGATGGTCTCGGGCCTGGCTGAATCTGCCACGATCGGCCAGCGTTCGCTCTCAGGCACTTGCATGAATAGCTCGGGCGTGTTGATGATTTCACACCCAACCATGTAGGCTTCGTAGTCAATGAACAGCGTGCGCCCAATGATGTGGCAGCGCACCAGCACTGTCGGGTCAATCGAAAATCCCCAATCAGCGCCAAGTCGGTGGATGGCATCTGGCGGTGCTTCAAAATCGTCAATCTTCCAGTTCTTGAACACCCTGGCGTTGCTGTTACGCAGATACTGACCCATCCAAACATGCTGGTATTTGTCAGGGTCACGCCGCTTGTCGTATTCCATTTCGTCTTTGAGGACTTGCGGAAACCAAGGGTTTTCCCCAAAGTTCACCTTGATGACCTTGGCATCTACAGGTGGCTCTGGGCCTCGCAACAGAAAATCAACAGGGTCGCTTTGCTGTCGGGGGTTCCATGTGAACCATAGTTCACTGTCAGGCTTGCGGATGGTTGGCCTCAATAGGTCAAGGCTGGACTGACTCAGGCTTTGGGCTTCCTCTACCCAGGCGCAGTCGTAGCCCTCCAGCGACTTAATGCTGTCGGCTGTGTGGTTCTGCATACCCTGAAAGATAATGGCCCCATCGCCCTTCTTGGACTTGATGACCGAATCCTGGACTTCAAAGTAAGCGCCAGCGTTCATGGCCTCAATTTTGGTCTCCAGCAAACGCTTTACCGATTGGTTCAGGGATTTCTGTATCTCACGGACGCAAACGCTGCGCCGCTTCTGATCCATGATGTGCATTTCAATCATCAGCTCGGCGAACATATGCGACTTGCCAGATCCACGCCCACCCCATGCGCCTTTGTAGCGTGCCGACTCCAGCAAGGGTTGCGCCCATTCTGGTGTCTGAAGCTGCAAAACTTTATGCATGTTTGACGATTACACGTTCAATCTTGGTGAATTCAAGCGGCTGTCCATCAGCGCCTGTTAGTTCGTGCTTGTGGGTTTCCTTCCAACCCATCTGGCACTTTGACCACCAAATCTGTGCAGTGGTATCACCAGCCATTGCTTTTTGGAATATGCCCTTGCCAATTTGTGCGTTTGCTTTGGCCTTGCCGTTCACCAACTCTGCGCTAAAGTATTTTCGTAGCGTATCAATGTCGATTCCCTCACGAACAAGGGCGGCAATCTGCTCAAATGGCACACCATAACCAGACATGGCCTCAACTTGTTTGCGCTCTGAATCTGTCGGCAAAAATGGCTTTCTGCCAGAACCCTCTCTGGCTCCGCCATTCTTTTTAGGCTCATCTGCCTCTTTTTTAGGCAGTCGGGTGGAATTTTCAGTACTTTTCTTCATATGTAACCTCCGCGAAAGGTTGGTTTTCTGCGTTTACTTGACTGTGCTTGTAATGCGTGACAGCAGCCTTGGCTTGCGATGCTCCTCACTCAGTATCTTGGGCGCAGTATGCTTCCATGATACTTGATGGTGTATTCGCTTATCGTTTGTGCCTACTTCTGAGATTTTTACACACGATGGTGCGTACATCACCGAATAGAACGATTTTGTATACGTGCCAAGGTCAAGGTAGATTTCAGTCAATCCACCTGCGTTTTGCTGCGTAACGACTTGCTGCAAGCGTAACTGGGGTGTGGTCATGAAAAGATTGCCACGTCTGCCCCATTCGACATACATGTTCACATCCTCGTTGATGCGGCCCATGAACTCTACTGGACGATCTACCCGAAACATAAAAGAATTCATTACCTTGCGGTAGATTTCATCTTTTCGCATCTTGCTGAGTAAAACGCAACCCTCGCCACCAATAAAGTCCCCACCCTGTGCAAATGCAACCGAATGAAATGGTGTTGTATCTAAAAACCCAATTAGTGCGACAAGCACATCGTCAAGGTTGCCAATCTTGTTTTGGGATGTGATGTATTGCATTTCCTCGTTGGTTGAGTAATCAAACCTTGTGTAATCGTCATCCAGTTGCCAAAAGTGTGTCAACCCAAGATCTGCCGCAATTTTGAAGCTGATGTTTCTTGCGTACACCACACTGTTGCGTTTCTTGAAGTTGTCACCGCTATCAGTGGCATCAATAGCCTCTTGCTTGTTAAAAACAATGACAGAGTCTTTGTCGTAAACCTCTTTGTATTTATCAAGCTGTTTGTCTTCATCGTCACAAATCAGGTAAATCTTACCTGTGTAGCCGCTTTTGCGTAGGGTCTGGTAGGTGTAAACATTGTTTGCCCGCCCATGTGTCAGAATAAAAACAGCAAAGGTCTTAGGCATCATGTTCTTCGCCCTTTTCGCCAGCGTAGACATCACTGATGGCTTGCGAAAGCTTTACGTAACCGTTTGCAATGGCCTTATCAAAGTCAATGATGACCAGTGCGCTGTCTTCCATGAGCTGCTGCAAGTCAGGGTCTGCGTGTGCATAAAACTCAGCAATTTGCTCAAAGTCGAATCGTATGTGTCTTGCTGCCGCAGCCAGCAAAAAATCTTTTACCTCTGCCTTAATTTCAGGGTCCTGATAAATTTTTGCCGTTAGCTGTTCATATTTCACTTTGTCGTAAAGTTCATTTACAGCGGGACAATCACCGGATGGCGAATAAACAGGGGCATCTATTTTTTTTGTGTACTTACTGCTATCAATTTGTTCATCGTTAACATCAGGCAACAAAAGCTCAGAAATTTCCTCTGGTGTAAAACCAGTTAAGTCGATGTCAAAACCCAGACCATCAAGCTCTTCTAGCTCTAGGGATAACATCGCATTATCCCAATCAGCATTTTGGGCAAGTTTGTTGTCCGCAATGATGTAAGCCCGTTTTTTGACATCTGACCAGCCTTTTGCCACCATTACAGGCACTTCTGTCATCTTCAGCTTCTGCGCCGCCAGTGTGCGCCCATGCCCTGCAATGATCCCGCCATCCTCGTCCACAAGCACTGGTGTTGTCCAGCCCCATTCTTTGATGCTTGCAGCAATCTGTGCGACTTGCTCGTCCGAGTGCGTGCGTGCATTGCGTGCGTAGGGTATGAGTTTTTCAATGGCCCACTTTTGAACTTTGTCCGCTGGATTGGTCATTTAAAAACCACCATTGCGAGTTGTGGTGCAAGTAACGCTTCCATCCCAATTTTTCACGCATCTGGTGGTGGTTTGAGCTTGAGTTGCAAAAGACAGCAGCAGGGCTGCGATTGTGATTAGGGTTTTCACTGATACTCCTTAAAAAAAGGGGCCGAAGCCCCAAAAGCTGGCAACTGCATTTGTCAGCGGGTCTATTCTGCTATCGATGGTATAGCAATGTCAACAGGCCATTGGTTTGTGTCAACCAATAACTGAACTGTCTTGTAATGCGCCACTTTCCACGCTAGCTGCCTCTCCGCTTTTGACCACTTGGCTCCTTGGTCAATGTCGTAATGGCAACTCATGCAAAGCGCAGCCGTTAGGTTGTCATCAGCTTTGATGCCCCGGCCTTTGCCGCCACCCCAGTTGGTGTGTGCCGCCTGAACGCAAACGCCTGACCCGCAGATTTGGCAATCAAGGCTAGCCACCAGCTTTAGCAGCTTTTTGCTTCTGACGTATGCGTGCTTTTGAAACATCATATGTGCATCACCCTTTGATGGTTTGACCTAACGTTGTTGTTACTTTTGTCAATCATTCGCTCAAACTCTGAACAACTTATGCTCTGCCTTTGAAGGTCATGCAAGGCGCAAAGTTCTTTCAGATACTTAATGCCAACACCAGACAAGCCCATCTTTTTCGTTGCTTCGTAGCGTTTGGCGGCTGCTTCCATCTCAGGCTGCACCAATGCACACAATGGCAACACCTCAATACCAATACCATTGTGACCCATCGTTTCTGACACGTTTAACACGTGCACCAGCGTCATCCAATCTTGCACTGTCCCAACCCCTTTAACCATGCTGTCAATGGCGCTGAGTTCGTGCATTCTGAGATTGTTGAGCTTTTCCTCACTGATGACCATTGCCCCTGTAATGGCGTGCTCAATCGGATTGATCTTGGCCCAAATCTTTCGGCGGCATTGCTTTTTCATTGGTGCGCCCTGTCTTGCATTCGGTTGGTGGCCTCGCGTGTCCGCCAGATTTCAATGTCAAGCCTTGCGGCTTCCAGTTGCCACTTCAGGGTTTCCTCTTGTTCAACAGCCAGCGCCAGCCCTTTCAGTAACTGGTGGTAGGCCGGATCTGCGTAGGCTTCACGTTCCTGGGCGTTTGCTGCCTCCACGCCAAGTTTTAGAGCGTCTTTCATCAGGAGGGCTTTTTTTGATTTCCTGAATTCTTCAAGGTAGACCCGTTGCGCTTTGGCTTCACCGTAGGCTGGTGCAATCTGACGAATGGTCTCGGCTGCTTGTTCTGGTTTCATTGCGCCTCCATCACCATGACATCAACGCCAGCTTTTTCTGCGTAGACCTTTTTCACGTGCAAATCAATGACTTGGGTGTCATCCACAAAAATGACACCGTTCATGGCATCAAGGTAGGTTTTTGCAATGTTGTCGATGTCAGGCTTCTTGCATGGCTTCTCAACGCCGCTTAAACAGGCTTCCCTGCGCTTTTTTGGGTAAGACTGTGGAATTGAAAGTCTTACGTACAAAAACACGCTCACGGGCGTTTTAAGAGGCTCTGTCGCACCTATTGCTTGTTTGGCAAAGGTAGCAATCATGGCCTCATAGCTCAAAGTCTGTTTGTCGGTGTATACCTTGGTGAAGCTGCCAACCCTGCTGAATCTAGGTCGGCCTTTTCCTTTTGGGTCACCCTCGACTTGAAAGTGTATTTGCATCATTGTTCATTTCTGTAATCAAGGTATCGTGACCAGCCTGTCCACGTATTCTCAGAATGTCGGCTTTTACACCCGCCCACCAGTTCTGGGCGTTCTGCTTGCCAATCTCTTTGACTTTCATCTTGTATCGCCCCTTCCATTCTCTCGCCTCGCATTGGGTCATGTAAGTCACCAGTGGCGAAAAGGGCGGCGCTGATTTGTTCAAAACTGAATTTTTGTCCATCACGTAATTTGTCCAAAATTTGGTTTGCTTGGTCCTTGTTCATCAATAAATCTCGTCTTTGTCGTCATACCACTGCACGATGTTTTTAGCTTGCAAAGCATCTGCAAGATTTTTCTTTGGCTTTAAAGTTTTACCGCCCCACTGATGTTCGCTACACATTGGTCTGTAACCCTCCATGTGAACTGACCATCGTTTCCCACAACCAGGAACGCTGCAAAAAAGATGACCTGTCTCGTCAATCTGATTGTTTGTTTGCTGTTTGAAATTAGTTAGTGCCATGATATTTTCCCTCTACAATTTTTGCGAAGTTGCTTGGTTTGAGAATCCACTCAAGGTCTGCGGTAAACACACGACCATCTTTGCTGTTGACTTTTCCTGTCAGAAATTTTGATCTACCAACATGCCTGAAAAAATCTGCCCACCATGTGAGAACATCATCGGCTTGGATCTGTTTGCCTTGTGAGAGTTCTGCCGCAACCTCTCGCCATCGCTGTCTCAAATAACCTTGTCGTGCAGCGTTCCAGACTTCGACCTTCCGCAATGTAGGCAAATGCTGGTGGTATAGGCCAATGACTTCTGTGTGTTTGCAATCAGGTAACTCCATCTCAGGTACACCATCTGGTGGACATATATTGGTATTCCTTTGGTTATTGGTTATTGGTTCTTGGTTATTAGTTGCCTTAGCGATGGGTTCCGAGTGGGTATCCACTGGGTTACCCACTGGGTTCTTTTTCCTTCCACCAAGTTTCCCGTTTGCCCTGTTCTTTTCTGCCATAGCGTGATAGTGACCAATCACCTCATGGCAGCGAGCATGAAACCAACCATCTTCATGTTTTTCAAACATATCGTTTAAGACATCCACAATGACAAAGGCCTCCACTCGGATGCGTCTGGCAACCCAGTGGGTATCAAGTGGGATTTTTTGTTCGGTGTCGTAGTACATATCAAGGAGCCTTCTATACGCAAGGTCTTCCTCATTTGAAAGGTGTGCAGTTGCACCTCGGTAATCACCGATGTTGAATGTGTAGTAATGCACAAAGCATCTCCGCAAAACTCCCTGAAAAGAAACGTCAGCAGGTGGGGAGTTCACTTTTCAGCAAGGTAGCTACTCCTTGCCTAGCTGGGTTTCAAAAAATTATATCTTCACAAACCAGTCAGGTTTTATGACCATGAGCTGGTACAGCCGACCTTTTGGCAACTGCTTCCATTGACAAACAGCACCTCTTGTCACACCCAGCAACCTTGCAAGTGCGACTTGTGAACCAGCTCTAGAAATGGCTTCATCTTTTGACATCGGTGCATTTTACTAAACAAAGTGGGCAATCGTATTAGGGAAAGTCCTAATAAAAATATCGCATCATTTATTGACGAGTGTTTAGAACCCTATACAATGTGACCATGCCCTAGCAATTTCGCACAAGGGTCTTTTTGGAGAAATCATGAAACCTCAGGAACTTTACAAAGGCATCAAGGTGGTAGCTACCGACCTTCCAGATGCAACCGTTTACACGGTGGAGGCAGTCAACCACTTCTCGGTTGAACTTACCTATACGACAAGCAATGGTCAAACACTTTACGCTGGTGTTCTTGATGCTTGCTTTTTGAAACTCCCCACCATCCAACAACTGGCAAACGCTTAATCAACCCACGGGGCTTCGGCCCCATCTTTAGGAAAAATCATGGCTCACTTAATTGAAAACAATGCGATCACAGGCAAAGCAGAAATTGCTTACGCAAATAAAACTCCTTGGCATGGCCTTGGTCAACAGTTGACCCAGGATGCACCCATTGATGTATGGCGCACCGAAGCTGGACTTGATTGGGAGGCACAGGTCTCTCCTGTAATGTTTTGGCCTGAAGGTCTTGCTGCACCTCAAAAGGTTGAAAATAAAAATGTCATTTTCCGCAATGACACAAAGACCCCACTTGGTGTTGTTTCTGACCGATACAAAATTCACCAACCAGCGGATGTCCTGGACTTCTTCAACACGCTTGTGCAATCGGCTGGCTTTACTCTTGAAGTTGCTGGTGCAATCAAAGGCGGCAAGCGCATCTGGGCATTGGCAAATGTCAACAAAGAAGCTGTTGTCTTAAATGATGATGCTGTGAAAGGCTACTTGCTTCTCAGCACATCATTTGATGGATCAGCAGCCACCATTGGTCAATTCACCAGCATCAGAGTTGTGTGCAACAACACACTTTCTGCGGCTGATACTGAGGTTGCACCAAGCCGTGTGATGTTGACACATGGCACAGATTTTGATGCCAGCCTGATGCGGGAACGCCTCGGCATCATTGTTGGTGGCTTTGATGGAATGATGGACAAATACAGGTCACTCGCACGACAAGGCGTTTCAATGAAATACACACAGGATTTCATTAGCGAATTATTCCCTGCCATCTTTGATCCACAAACAGAGAAGCTCAAAGAATCTAGAGGCTACAAACGTGTCTTGGAGTTGTTTGAGGGTGCAGGGATCGGCGCATTTAATCAGGGTGTATACGGGACACGATGGGGCTTGCTGAATGCAGTCACACAATACATCGACCATGAGCGTGGCCATAACGTAGATACCCGCATGAACAATGCATGGTTTGGCAATGGCAATCGACTGAAATCAGAGGCCGAATCACTTTTGCTGGCTTGATATAGATGGGGCTTTGGCCCTGTCTTATTAGGGAAAGTCCTAATAAAAACAGCGCGAAACCTCTTGATGAATGTTCAGAACCCTATACAATGCACATATGCCCCGAACTTCTTGGGGTCTTTTTAGGAAATCAAAATGGCAAAATTCATCAAAACTCAATTTGTAAGAACCAAACACGGCTCTCTTTTTGATCGTGGATCGGCAGATTCTTACTATGGCCGCCAACCAAATCCTCATTGGTGGCCTTTAGGTACTGGCCGAGGCGAAATGATTGTTCAACTGAACAAAAAAGAAATCGCTGAATACATTGCCGGGTACGAGGAAAACGAAAACCTCGGTCACAAAAAAGGTTTTGACAGCCTTTAATTTTTTAATCCCGCAAGGGTCTTTTTAGGAGCAACCATGACAGCACTCGAAAACTTCACACAGCTAGCCGCTAAATACAGCGACAACCAAGCTGATCGCCTCGCCTACCACGTAGGACTTCTTGAGGCCCACATCCGACATCAAGATCAACTTCTGGAAACATTCCAGCAAGAGCTTGACCAGATCATCATTGAAATGCACAAGGAGCAAGCATGAAAATCAAACTTATAGCGCACATCCATTACAGGAAATATTCTTGGGAGGAAAAGGGCGAGTTCCAACTTTGGTATGCCGCTTTGCCAGATGACGATAGCCGCACCTACATTGGGGAACAAGAGGTAGAAATTGAAGTCCCTGATAACTACGATCCACGACCAGCGCAAATTGCTGCATTGATTGCTCAAAAGCAAAAGGTCATGGGCGACTATCAAAAGACGCTCTCAGAAATCAACAACCGCATCAGCAATTTACAAGCACTGGAGTACACAGCATGAAGAACATTGCCACCGCACTGGTCAAGGCACAACAAGCCTTTGGCCCTGCCCTGAAAAGCAGCACCAACCCGCACTTTCGCAGCCGTTACGCCGACCTTTCGGCTTGCGTTGAGGCAGTCATTGAGGGACTGAACGGGGCAGGCATTGCCCTTGTCCAGCGCACCAGCGAGGACACCACTGGGGTCACAGTGGAAACTGTGTTCATCCACGAATCAGGCGAGATGCTGGAATGCGGCAAGCTGCACGTGCCAGCAGCCAAGCAAGACCCACAGGGATACGGCAGCGCCCTGACATACGCAAGGCGATACAGCTTGATGGCAGCTTGCGGCATTGCACCAGAAGATGACGATGGCAATGCAGCCACACGCAAGGCTGTGCCGACTCCAGACATCACAGACCATCTGGCTGCAATCGATGCCAGCGCCAACAGCGAAGAATTGGCAAAGGTTTACAAAGACGCACTGGCAGCTTGCGAGGGAAATCAAGCGCTGCAAGCCAAAGTTATCGCAGCCAAAAAAGCTCGGGTTGAGCGTGCCAAACAGGAGAAAGCAGCATGAGTTACACCCCTGAACGCTGGCACTTTCAAGACAACACGCGCTATCAATCGCCTTGGACAACCAACCCCTACAGCATCACCACGCGCAAGCCTGGGGTGCATGGCACAACGATTGCCAACATCCCCAACCGCAGGACAGTGCCTGATGCTGAACAACGGGCCAATGCCATGCTGATTGCCCATGCCCCTGAGATGCTGGAACTCTTACGCACATTTGTAGGTTGGTATTCAAACAAAGAAAAGGACAATTTCCACAAAGTTATGCCATTCAAAAATCAGCCGCCTGAAATCCAGGCCGCGATGAAGTTGATCGAGAAAACAACCGGAGAATCGTATGTCTGAAGAACAAGGAACCGAAAGCTGGTTTGCCAACCGCTTGGGTAAAGTCACCGCCAGCCGCTTGGCTGATGTACTTGCCAAGACAAAGACGGGTTACAGCGCAAGCCGTACCAATTACATGACACAGCTTGTGCTGGAGCGCATCACACAGACCAAGGCCGAGTCATACAGCAATGCAGCAATGCAATGGGGTACAGAACAGGAACCCTTTGCTCGGGCTGCGTATGAGGCCCACACGGGGCAAATGGTCGAGGAAGTAGGATTCATACATCACCCCGACATCGATGCTGCTGGAGCATCGCCTGATGGCTTGGTGGGTGATGATGGCATGGTGGAGATTAAATGCCCGTCATCCAGCACGGCCCTTGAGGTTTGGCTGACCCATTCACAAGGCGGCAACCCTGTTGATGCCAAGTATTACGCACAGATGCAATGGCAGATGCGCTGCGCTGATCGGTCATGGTGCGATTACGTTGTCTTTGACCCCAGGATGCCAGCCAAGGCCCAGTTATTTATTTACCGAGTCGAACGCAATGCCGAATGGCTGAAGATTGCTGAAGATGAAGTCACCACGTTTTTGGCAGAAGTAGATGCCAAAGTCACCGCCCTGAAAACCATCATTGGAGAATGAAAATGTCCCGTATCAGCAAGGAAATCTCGTGCATTACAGGCGAGTACACAAACGCCAACGGAGAGCGCAAGAAGCGTTATCAGCGAATTGGCTCAATCATCAACACCAAAAACGGTGAAATGCTCAAGCTGGATGTTATCCCGCTGCGTGAAGGTGGTTGGGATGGTTGGGCATACATCAATGACCCGAAGCCGCAAGAAGAGCGCCAAGAGCGCCGCCCAGCAGCATTTGATGACAGCGACATACCCTTTTAGGCCATGAACGCCGCCAGCATTGAAAAGAGCGAACGCCTTGGGCGTGTTCTGGATCTGCTGTCTCAGGGTGGGGACTTCTCCACTCTGGACATCATCAAACAAGCCAACGTCTGCGCTGTAAACAGTATCGTGGCTGAACTCAGACAAAACGGCTTTGACATCAACTGTCAGCGCCGAGGCGACAAGTGGTTTTATCGCCTTGAAAAATAATTTGTAACATCGTGCATACTTGTTTAGAATCCTATACAATGCACATATGCCCTAGCAATTTCGCAAGGGGTCTTTTTAGGAGTTAACAGCATGAAACGCTATGCAACAACTTACAGCAACGGCCATACGGTAGAAGAAAGCAATTGGGTTTGGGCTAGCCAATGGCAAAACCATGATGACCAACAAAAATTCTTTTTATCTGGCAAACCAATTTCAGCAGAAGTTTTTTTTGCTGCCATAGAGCAAGCCCGTCAAAAAGATTTCGACAAGAAAAACGAGACTCACAAACAAGTCCGTGTTTTGTACGGTTCAAGTGTTGCTTGCTATGTAAACAAGTGGGTTCCGCGCTAAACAATCAACCGGGGCCACTGGCCCCACCTTTTAGGAGAACGACATGAAGAACAACACAACACCCCGAAACTTTGCAGACTGCACCTGGGTGCAGGGATATGGCCGCCCAGAGCCGCTTTGGGAGCGCCTGGCTGGTTATGCCTTGGCTTTTGCAATTGGTGTCGGCATGGCCGCATTGCTGGTCGCGTGGTGGTCGTCATGAGCTGCATGAACACCATGATGATGAACAGCCGCCAGGATGATGAGGATCGGGCCGAGAGCCTGGCCTTTGCAATCGAGGCGCGTGCCATTGAGCTGATGCAACACGGTGAGGCTTGCGATCCAATGGATGGATTCAACATCACCGAGGCGCTGGGCGAGGCAAGCACCAACGTCAAGATGGTGCTGGCCAAGGTGCTGGCCGAACGCAAGTTCGATCAGGTTGGAATCCTGGTCGATAGCGTGAGCCGGGAGTATTGGGCAAAGATGGCCGATGAGATGGCCGAGAAGGAGTTGTCATGATTCGAGAGCTGTGCAATTGGGTGAAGAACGCCTACACCACGCCGAGCGCTGAGGCACTGGCACTGCGTGAGCTGGAGGACAGCAAGCGCAGGCTGCTGGAGGCCCAGACAGCGCGTGAATACGCCGACTCCATGTGCAAGTACCGCGAGGCCCAGATCAAGCGCCTGACGGCCTATTTGCACAAAGCCACTGAGGAAAACACATGACCAAAGACGAAGCATTGAAGCTGGCGCTGGAGGCGTTGGAAATGTGTGAAGTCCCGTGGACAGGAACTTTGGATCACAACTTAACTGAAGCCATCACCGCCATCAAGCAAGCCCTTGCAGCACCTGTGCAGGACAACAGCAATTACAGACTTGACCCCCCGGGATTAGACCCTGCTTATGGCACTCAGGTGTCAAAGGTCTGGTGGGATGGCGATAAGCTGATGGCTAAACCGATTCCTTTTGTGGAATTTTATAAGGCAGCGCCTGCACCCGGCTACTGTCGGCAATGCAAACAATACAGCATTGAAGAGCCGTTACCCGCAGCACAGCGGCAATGGGTTGGGCTGACGGATGAGGAGATTGAAAAACTGCGAGAAAGCTTTGCAACGCGATATGCCATTGAAGCCATCGAAGCCAAGTTGAAGGAGCGCAACCAATGAACATCGTGATTTACACCAAATCGAATTGTCCCAACTGCACCACAGCCAAGGCGCTGCTGAACAGCAAGGGGATTGGGTACACCGAGGTTGGTTTGGACAACTTTGACGATCGCATGGCTTTCTCGCTGGAATACCCCGAAGCCCGCCAGATGCCACAAATCTTTATCCAAGGTCAGCGTGTCGGTGGACTCGCTGGACTTCAAGCAGCATTGAAGGAGTTAGGACTATGACCGAATGCAAACACCGCTGGCTGTTGACCCCATCGCCACACCGCACCCAGTACCACTACCAATGCGCTCGATGTGCATTGGTGGCATGGGCCACGCTCAAGGAGCCGTCGTGAACTGCTGCGACGAATATGGTGAATGCAACCAGGGCCGGAACTGCCCTGTGCGTGTGGCCAAGATTGGAAAAAAGGTGCACGGGCCTGAGCTGTTGCCGCATTCTGTGTGGCGGTACATGCTCAGGCGTGCTGCTTGGTGGTTTGTCCTGGGCATCCTGGGGATGCTCTGGCTGGCCTTCTTGGTGGCTTGCGCCGCTGTTTATGCGTAAGGCCTGGTTCCAGCCTTGTCGATGATCAAAGCCTGCCTGCGGGGGCTTGTGTCCACGCTGTTGGGCACGCTGATGTGCGTCCAGCGGTCAAACTCGCGGATGACCTGATCGTAGCCAATGCCACTGGCGACGATGGCCTTGACCACTTGGTCTGGTGTCATGCCTGGAACACGGAAATCGGCAGCGCAGCCGATGCGGTGTTGGCTGGTGTCTTTGCTGCCCACTGCGTCGTTGACTTTCTTTGTGCGAAGGCCTGAGCTGATCATGATGGGCTTGCCGCCCATGACCACTTTGACCTGTTCGAGGAAGTCAGCCAAGCGCGTGAGGTTCTCAAGTTCTGCATCGTTGGGGCTGTTGTCCCAGCCGTTGCGCTCGGCTGACTCGGAGGCCGTCAACTCGTCAAGGGTGAAGTTGGGTGTTAAATTCATTTTGCTGTTCTTGAGAGAATGTCAGTCTTGGCCTGGGAGCCAGCAGACGATCCGAAGTAATAAGCGATGATGCCCGTCCAGGCCGTGCCCAAGCTGCCCAGCATCATGAGGATGGCCGGGTTGCTGCTGTCGATCTGGTTGAAGAACATCATCACCATGATGCCGAAGAAGCCAATGGTCACAGCGCCAGCCAGCAATGGAGGCATCAAGCTTCTAGTGGTGGCCTGCATGTCCCGTGCTGACTTGCGGTCTTCCACTTCCAGCTTTTCAAAATTGAGGCCAAGTTCTTGGGCTTGCTTTTGTAATTCGATCTCTGCGATCTTGACTTGGGCGATCTGCTCTGCTGACAGCTTGTTGTTGGAGATCATGTCGCCCACTTTGTCGGGGTCCACACCGATGGCCTTGGAGATGGCCGAGACAGCCATGCCTGCCAGTGGGCCACCCATTGCAGTAGCGATGGTCGGTGCGATTTGTTTGAGCCAGTCCATGATTACCCCTTCGATGTGGTGATCTGATCGTCGCCTTTGGTGACTGTGACCTTTTCACCTTCAACAGTGACTTTCATCGGCTGCTCTTTACGGTCCAGTTTGTCCAGCTTGTCGATCAATTGCTTCATGACCTCAAACTCGGGTTTCTCTTGCTTGGCGTTGGCCCCGGCAATGCCGTTGAGCATGGAGATCAGGGCCGTGAGCGATGCGCCCAGCAGGCCCATGACAGCAGCAATCTTGTCCTTGTCCAGCACGAGGCTGGAGGCCACGCCAATGGTGACGATGAGGGTGATGTAGAACAACCCGTGCTTGCCAATTGCGCGGCCCGCCACGTCCTTGGCTGGAGAACTGGCCTCCAGCTTGTTCAACTCGACTCTGGCTTGCGCCTTGATTAGTTCAATCTGGTGCATCTGATCGTTCATCTCAGTGCCCCTTGATCCAACTTAGGGCAAACCCTACGCCGCTGGAGATAAACGACACGAAGGCCATGCCTGCCCAGAAGCCACCACGCCCTTGATTGGCCATTGCCACCAGCTTCTCGACGTTCGCTTCCATTTTGTCCATTTTATTGGACATCTCGTCAAACCTGCGCTCATAGTTCTGCACACGCTCCCAGAGCACTCCATATTTCACTGGGTCAATCTCTGCCATGTCAACTGCTTCCATGATTTAGGTCGCCAAATTTTAAGCATTTCGTTTCTGTTTGTAACAGATCAAATGCCCTGGCCTGGTGTTATGTAGACCGTAGTCGATGCCGAGGCCAAGCCGCTGAAAAATGATTCACGCCCAAACCGCAAGATTTCAATAGCACCAGGAAGAAGCACAATTGCAGCAGTGGGTGAACCAGCAGTAGGGGCGACCGCGTTTGCCGTAGCAATCGCTGCTGTTGAGCCAATACCCAAAAATACCGTATTAGCGCCTGAGTTAACCAAGCGATATTGGCCTGTGCCCTGACCATCAAAGCGTGCGTCAACCAGCGCCTGTACGCCAGTTGGGGCCACAGTAGCAGCAGGGACAACGACTGTGTTGCCAAGGGGCGCAAATGCGATTTGTGAGTTTGATGCCATGATGACTCCTTAAGGAAGAATGCGCTTGTTTTTGCGCCGAGTGTAAATGTATCGACCGATCTGAGTTGAAAAATCCCAGCCTAGATTATTGCCTGCATCCACGTTGTTGTTGGTGGTGTAAGCGTTCCAAGTTGCGCCGCCAGTGGCGCTGATGTCTTGGATAGTCAGGTTGCTAGTATTAACCGTGCCACTGGCTTGCGACAGCGTGGCTTGAGTGCCTGCAAGCGTGGACTGTAAAAATTTCTGATTTGTTCCACTGGTGGCGAACGCGCCCACGGTGCTGGTTGCACCTGCCTTGAGTTGCACCGTGCCATTGGTGATGGTGAATGCTCTTGTCGAACCTTGCGTCAGTGCGTCTTGGAAAGCAAAAGTGCCACCGACACCACTAAAAGTGATGGCACAGTCAAAAGTTTTGAGCGCAGTGGTGATTTGTTTTGTTCCTGATGTTGCTGCAAAGACAATTGATCCTGTATTGGTCAATGTCATTCCAGAAACAATTGTTAAATCGCCAAAGTATGTTCTTGGTAGAACCGAGCATGTACCAGAAAAGCCCGTGAAGTTTAGACCATTACAAGCCGTTCCGCTGCTGTTCGTGAACGATACAGTGTCAGTGCCAGCAACCACATTGAAGTTGATGGCCGAAGTAACTCCAATTGCAGAATCGTAGGACGCAACAACCGTTCGCGTGCCAGTTCCGCCGGAATAGGTCAATTCGACAATGGGTGTGCCGCTAGTATTGAAGCCCGCAGGTGTTGAAGTAGTCCAAATTGTTCCGGCATTGCCCTTTAGCGTAATTTTTCCAGTACCAAAAGCAACTGTACGAACATTGCTATTTGATGAACTAAAAACATTAACAGTTAGCGTGTGTGTATTTAATGTTAGCGTTCCAGCCGTGAACGCAAGTGTGCCTGTGCAGAGCGTTGGGCTACCAGATAATGAAAGATTGATGTCAGCCTTATTAACTGTTGTGCTTGACGATGTTGCCGTTGCCGCAACCGTTACTATTGCCGCAGTGCCTGAGTTAGCATCAAAAGTAGCCGTATCAGCGCTAGTCGGCGCTGTTGCGCCAGGAATACCGCCTGATGTAGCAGACCAATTAAGAATGCTTAAATTATCCCACGGGCCTGAGCCGCCAACCCAAAATCTTGCTGCCATATTTTTATCCTTTAACCATGTCTGAAGCAATCAAACCGCCAAACGCAAGATGCGGGGTTGATTGCACTGGTTGTTACGTTAGCAATCCGCAAAGTCACCGTGTTTGCCGCACTGACATACGCGCTCCAAACAAGTCCGGACTCGATCACACCGCCTTCTGGCGATGCAACCACTACCCAACCTGTTGTCGTTACACCAGTGATTGCGCGTGTTAATTCCGCAGTGGTGTTTGCTGGAATGCTCGCAAAGTCAAACGTGCCAGATCGTGACATTGTTTGCTTAATGTCAGAAAAACCACTAGCGTCAGCTTGATCGGTAATGTTAAAAGCATAATTTGGAACAACACCTACGTCCATGTTTAGCGAAACAGCAAAATCGGGTGTCGTACCAATATTGAATGTATTCGCCACAATGTTGGTGTTAGTCGGAACCGGTACGGAAGCGAGAATTCTAAAAGCAAATCTGTTATCTGCGCCAGTCACAAAGTTGCTAATGAAATTACAATCAGCAGGGTCTATTGCAAAACCAGACCCGCCTGAACCCTGCGATCCAATAGTGATACCAGATGAAACACCAGAAGAATTTTGCGAACAATTAAAAAATCTGTTTCCAACAACATCGGTTTGGGGTGAACCTGTCACAACAATTCCCGATAACCCGCACAAAAACACGTAGTTGTTGCTGACGTAATTTCGCAAACAATTTGCGCCTTGGCTTTGGTGTGAAATTACAATTCCATCATTGTCAAAATTACCAACAATGTTGTTTGAAATTGTATTGTATTTGGCCACTCCTGAAATAGAAATACAACCACTTTCGGCAGTAGTCGAAGTGCCGCCACCGATACAGGTGTTGCCGCTGACGATGTTTCCAATAACTCCCGGTTGCGGTGATTCGGCACGAACACTAATATTTATTTCGTTAAAGTCCCGAATGTTATTGTTTGTGATTTGAGAATATGATGTGCCGTTGGTGAAGTACACAGCATGGCGACCCTCACCTACTGCTCCGATAAACTGATTGCTGGAAACGGTATGGTAGCCTCCAGAAGCCCCAAAGCTGGCTACGCCGTAACCATTGCCAGCGGTACTGGGTGATGCAGGATTAACCCCCATGATGTGTTCAAACACGCAATTTTGAACTCGGTAGCGAGTACCGTTGCCGAACGCAACTGCGTTGTTGACGTAACGAAATCGGCAGTCTGTGATGGATACATCAGTTGAAGCGTCAACTGTGTCAGAGTAGATAGCCCACTGCGGAGTTGCTTGTGAGGCAGTTGCAGCACCGACAAAATCAATGCCGTTAAATGAAATGTTGCTAGAACCGTTTGGAATTTCAAATAAGTAAAAATCCGATGTGGTTGATTCCACGATTGACGTAAACGAATCCCCGTAAATAGCGGTATTGCTTGATACGTCTAGCGAGGCTGAAATGTTGTATGTTCCAGAGGGGAAATAAACAGCATCAGCGCCGCTGTCAAGTGCTGCTTGAATTTCAACAGTGTCATCCGCAACGCCATCACCAACAGCACCAAAGTCCTTGACGCTGACGGTTTCGCGGAGTTTGGTTTCGACAGTCTGGGATAGTTCTGCTGTACCTGTGCCAGTACCCACACCTGTTGCAATGAAGTGGGTGCCGACTGTGTTATTTGTCGCACCAATCAAGGTGAAATCGGTTGTACCAACAGACGCAATCCGGTAAATTTTTCCTACAACAAAGCTACCCGCCGTAACGGTGTAGCCCTGCTCGTACATGATGGAATCGGCATCATTGGCGGCTGGCGGCTGCGCGGATGATGGGATGTTGTCGTATGTGGCAATCAAAACATCTGTTGATGTTCTAAGCACAAACTTGTACCCGATTCCAAGCTGCAACCAAATTTCGCCGCCGCTAGGCACACGACCGGCAGAATCCAAAATAATCGGGTTGGTGTGAAAAGCAGACTCGGCGTTTGATGTGTACACGGCCAGCGGAGTAGTTGTACCTGCTTGATACGTGTAAATCTTGCCACCGGACAACACGTTGCCATTGTTGTCAAAAAATTGAGCGCCTGCACCAGCAAACAGCGAAAGAGTCACGGCCATGATGTGCGTCCTTATGCGAGGAATTTTAACTTGTACAGGGTGGACAAGTAAAGCCCGACGATTTCGTCAATGATGTTCTGGATCGGGCTGTCGGTCTTCTCTACCACCTCGTACCGCATGTCCTCAATGTCTTTGAGGGACTGCTCCAGAAACTCAATGATGTTTGTGGTCTTCTTGGCGCTCATCAAGCTAATGGGACCAATTAGACCATGACGGCCTTGGTACGCCTCGGCAAATTTGTCGGCCAAGTCGATCACTTCGTCGTAGAACGTGTTCAGCGCCGAGTGCTTAGAGAAGCTGCGGGTGTTCAGGTGAACCGAATGGGCCACGTCGCGGGCCAAGAACAGTTCGCCTACAAAATCAGCGCATTTCATTCATCTCTCCTTGAGGTGGCATCATCTCGGGCTGCATCTCTGGCTGCATCTCAGGCATCTGACGCTGCTCATTCATCATGACCATATTGTCGTTGCTTTCCATCGCAGCCGCCACAACACCCATAGCGATGTCTTGAATCTGCTGCTCAGTCATACCAGCCTGCACGGCGCTGATACGCTTAGTCTCAGCATCGAATGCTTTGATCTGGTTGGCCTGTTCCTTGATTTCCAAATCACGGACTTCCATGCTCTGGTTGACGTTTTGCAACATCTGGAACATGTTTTCCATCTCAGCTTGCATGGCCTGCATCTGCTGGTTGGCAGCGGCCAAGGCTGGATCGTCATCATCGGCCAGCACTTTGGGGTCGATGGTCTTTTTGAACCGCTTGGCAAGGTCTTGGGCACCGGGCCAGTCCATGTTCTTGACAAACAGGTCGCCAGCCACTTGCCACAACTGTGGGTTGCCTTGCAGCAACTGGGCCATGCTCTCCAAGGCTTCCTGACGCTTGGTGGCGTAGCCAGGACCGGTAATCACGCGCACATCGTACTTGCCAACGCCGGGGTTGTAGATCTTCTCGATCAACACGCCTTCTTGGTCCACGATCCGCTTGACCGGCTCTTGCTGCCCTGGGTTCATCTTGACGGTCGATGGCTCACCATCCTCGCCAATGATGCGGGCAATGCGCTCGGTGTCGTAAATCTTGGGGATCAGGTCCACGAGTTGACGACCAATGTGACGGATCGCACGGGCCAAGTTGTCAACGTAGTGGTAGGTGCCGATGTCGCCTTCGCGCTGACGCGCAAGAATGGCTTTACCCGAACGCTCGTTGCTGGTCATCCCCAGCGATGCGTTGTACTGACCGGTGGCCGACTTGATGTCCTCGGCAGCACCCGCCTTGGCTTGCAGCAGGCCGCTGGAAGCCATTGGAGGCTGTGCCCGCTGGGGTAGTGGCAACACAGCGCCTTGGCCGTCTGTAACGTCTGGATTGACCTCAAGGTAAGGCCAGTTGTTTGTGTTGGCAGTCTTCCACTGCTGCTCGTAGCCTTCAAACTGACCGCCGTACCCGATGAACGGGGCTTTGGGAGCCAGCGCCAGCATCTCAGCTTCCTGCGACACCCAGTAGTTGTACATGCGCTGGGCATCCTTGGCGTTGCGCACCAAGCCCGACACGTACATCTGGCCGTCAACCTCAAACTCGTTGCCGACCACGCGCACCACGGGGATGTAGGAACCAGCCCAATCGCGTTCCTCAAGGATGTCGTAGCCGTTGATCTTGCACCACTTGACCTTTTTGCGGTCAGCTTGGCGGCTGCGAATCGGCTTGCCGAACATCTCGCGCAGCATCTTGTCCTCGGGCGTACCGCTGAATGCAGTCTGGTTGCCGGGGTACAGGTTGAGCGTGTGCTTCTCGTACTCGATGTAGAAATACTCGGCGATGCGAATGGTGTTTTCACCGATCCACTGTGCAATGGACTGATCGCCCACGCCAAGGCTCATGAGGGTGCTGATAGGCGCTGCATCGGGGTACAAACGCTCGTATTCAGCCTTGGGGATGTCTTCCGTGATGAAGCACCAGCGGGCGTCTGCGCCTGCGGGGTCTTGGATCAAGGGGTCCATGTAGACGCTGAAACTGTTGCGAATGCGCCCGATCTTGATGTCCTGATCGAACGACTTGTCGTCGCAATACTCGGTCAAGACCCGAATGTAACCTTCGCCGTAAGACACTTGGTTCTCGCAGGCGGTGTCGTAGGCCACGTCAGCGTCCGAGATGTACTCGATGTGGCGAATCACGCCGTTGAACACGTCTGCCATGTCCACATCGGCCTTGTCGTCAGCCGGGATCACCTTGATGCCAGGACGGTTCATGCGCTGCTCGTTCGTCACTTGGTGAACGTGCTGCGGTAGCTTGTTGATGGTCAGGCAAGGACGGGCATTGATCGTTTGACCCTGCAAAGAACCACGGGTCTGGAGCACATCAGCGGGCCACTGCCACTGGTTGTCTGGAGAGCCTGCGTAGAACCGCAAGTCGTCGAGTTCGTCTTCCCGAGTCTCGGAAAACGCAGTCATTGCTGTGTTCAAACGTGAACGGGCAACAGTCAGGATCTCCTCGGAACCGCCTTTTGACGGGTTCGGTCCGTTTTTTGCCACATTTGCTGCGGCTACGATTCCGGTGGTGTCTTTCATGCGTCAAATACTCCGAGGGTGTGTGATTCCCTCATGACCAGAAGGTTGTCACCCTCGTATTTTAGGTCTTGGCCGATGGAATCACCAAATAGCACTTTGTCGCCGACTTTCACGTCCTTGGCTTCAGGCCCAACGGAGATTACCACACCCGTGCCAGTTTGTTTGTCGCGCAACAGGATGAAAAGCTCATGTTTTTCCATGTCGGGGCGGACGATCAGGCAGTCTTGCAGGGCTTGGAGGCTCATTTTTTGGTCTTCATTGTTGGTTTTTTGGCAGCTTCACGCTTGACGGAGTAGGCAATCGCAACTGCCTGCTTTACGGGTTTACCCGCAGACACTTCGGCCTTGACATTCTTGCGAAATGCCTCTTTTGAGGGTGATTTGACGAGTGGCATTTACGAACCCATCCATGAAGTAAGGGCAGCACCGTTTTGAGCGTTGCGCCGGGTATTTGTTCGCTCATTGTACTCCCGATGTGCCACAGGGTACGCAAAGGTCACGGCAATGGCGTCAGCCGCATCGGGTGATGCAACTCCACGCGCTTTCATCTCTTTCTTGCCTTCCAAAAAGATGGTGCCAGCCGAGTTGGGCTTCTTCATCGGGCCGATCAGGTCGGACTTGAGCATCCTGTCCTGCGGGATGCTGGCGGTCTTGAGCCAGTCGCGCATCGCACCCCAAATCTCAGCCCGCTTGTTACCCCACATCGTCGGGTTCTTGGCCTTCCAGCCAAAGTTGACCCCGCGCACTTTGTACTTCTGCTCGGTCAATCTGTCAAGGATGCCGTAGCCCAGACCACCCTCGTCGATTACGGTCAGTGCTGGCCGGTACTCCTCGATGGCGTCGATGACGTGGCCTACTACGCTCATGGTGTCCTCGCCCTTGAACCGCTTGATCGCCACGATGTCCCGCCCTTGGCGCACGGCGATCACGGTGCTGTCCATGCCGCCCCGGGCCGGGTCCACGCCGATGATGATGGGCGCGGTCATGTCTTTGTACAGGGGCCGCTTGATGGCATCGTCCACGATGTGTGGTGTGATGAACTGGTCTTGGCCCGACTTGGGGAAGTCGCCGTAGACCTCGACCCGCGCCTCGTCCGAGTCCTCGCCGTACTCGTTGATGATCTGCTGGTAGATGGTCTTGTCGGTGCCCTCGACTGTGCGGGCATCGATCTTCTCGCTCTCCCAGAACTCCCGCTTGCTGCCGTCCACAGCCTCGTAGAAGTACCCGGTGTTGCGACGACCGTTGCTGAACGCCAGCCAATACCGGTCCAAGATGTTCTCGGTAAAGAAGCCCGCAGCCACGGACCAGATGCTGTCCGGGATACCTGACGCTTCGTCAAAGATCACCATCATGCCGTCCATGTTGTGCACACCGGCGTAGGCGTCTGGGTTCTCCTCGCTCCACAGCTTACCCTCGGCACCCCAGTACCGGGTGCCTTTCCTCAGGTCACGCTCGACCAGATCAGTCAACCAGTTGGCCGGGTTCAGGCTCGTGGCCGTGGGTTCCCACCAGTGCGCGTTGAGCGCCATCGTGACCCATTTGGTCAACTCACCCCATGTGACCTTACGCAACTGGTTCTCGCTGTTGGCCGACACGATCACAGACGACCCAATACGAGTGGTCAGCATCCACAGGATCAGCCACGACACCAGTGCTGACTTGCCCACACCTCGGCCCGATGACACAGCCCTTCGCATCGCGTCGATCAACTCGTCGTTGCTCATCTTCCCCCGGTTCTCTTTGATAAAGTCCCGTATCCTGCGCAGGGCTCTGCGCTGCCATGTGCGAGGGGCTTTGAAGTGTTCGAGTGGGGTGTTCTTCTGCCCCCAGGGGAACAGGAACAAAACAAACGCTTCAGGGTCATCCTTCAGAGCAGGACTCCAAAGCTGCGACATGAGTGTCTGCTCATCTTCTGGGCTGTACCGGGGCTTCTGCATCAGTCGTTCTCCAGTCGAGGTGTCACGTCGATCACCTCACCCTCGATCACTCTGGCCTGTGCCTGCGCCAGCGCCTCGGTAATAGAGATGGTGCCACCGAGTTCAACCTGCTTGATCTCGCCGTAGCGTTTCTTGTTGTGTGCGCTCATGAGCCACTTGCGCGTGTCGATGCGCAGCTTGTCCCTGTTCACCGTATCGTTCGATGTGGGGTCCACTGCTTCAACGCCATCGGCAATCTCTAGGATTTCTCCGGCCAAGAACTCAGTGCGCATCTCCTGCGCTTCTTTGAACCGTTCATGGCGGGTGGGTTCACGCTTGACCCAGCGCAGGAAGTCCTCATACGAGATGGCCCTGTGGTCATCCTCAATCAGCGATTGCAGGGACCGGCCACGGTAGATGTCTTCTACGACCCTCTCGAAGATTTGCTCATATTCGACATGCAGCAACGCCCTTGCCTCCTTCGAGGTTCTGAGGGGTTCTGGGTCAGGCACGGACAGCCAGTTGGGCAGTTGATTTTCACTGGCGACAGCCGTGCCTACAAACGAGGTGTTCTCTTGTTTCATAGTGCTGTGAGTCTATCACGGTGATGGAAATGTGCAACGTGGCTGCACTGTACCCAGTGGGGTCAATGGTTCGTAGAAGCATTTACCCACTGGGTTTCTGATTTTTGAAAAAATTTTCACGGGATTTGTGATACCGCCCGGCCAACGGCCCACCTCGCTCCGGCCCTCACCCGCCCCCATCGAACCGCTGGCACGTTTTATGCTTTGCGCCGCGCCGCCGTGGATCGCGCCATCGCGCCGGGCATCGATACCGCCGCGCCGTGCACCCAGTGGGAACCGCGCACCCAGTGGGAACCGCACCCAGTGGGTGCCGATACCCGGGGCAAAGCGGGCGAGGAAACCGCGCACCCAGTGGATTAGGCACGGCACCCAGTGGGTTAGGGTTCATGCCCCAGTGGGTTAGGGGATCAGCGGCAACCGCGCACCCAGCGGGTTAAAACGGGGGTTTTGGGGGCGATTGTGACAAGTTGCCCTTTCGCGCAGGCAAGGCGAAAATTACATACTTTTCAAATTGCACAAGGATTAAGCAAACTACAAAATGAACCCCCAGCGACAAAAGGAACAATTGTCACCACGTACAAAAGAAACACCCACTGGGTGTAACATAGGTGACAAGTATTTGCACCCAGTGGGTTGACAAGTGCAAAATCCATGATAATCTGAGGGCTAGCCCGAAAGGGTGAAACGAAACCCCGTAACTGTAAAAGGATCAATCATGACAAAGTCTCAAGCCCGTGATATCGCCATTGCTCAAAAGTACATCGCCCTCGGCATGATTGACACCGCCGCCCGCTCGGTGTCTGCCTTGATTCGCTCGGCCATGCGCTCAAAGGATGCCGCCGAGATTCGCGCCTTTGCCGAGGCGCACGGTTTGACAAAGCATCCCGAATTCATTTGCTGATCAGCCCGCCTGGGGGAAACCCCGGGCACCCCGTAACCGTAACTGTAAAAGGATCAATCATGAACATCATCGAACACCCCACGGGCCGCACGTATGACGCGCCGCAAGTGCTGCAAATAACCATCGAAAAGCAAAGCGCCCCCGATAGTTTCGGCTTTGTTGACGTGATCGCCTCATTTGTTGACGCCTCGCGCCATATTTCCGGCCGGGTTGAAACCGTTCTTTTCGATGCATCATTGAACCCCGCCGAATTGGGCGGGGCCGTTCTTGCGGCGTATGACGCCGGAAACTATTCCCCTTTGTAACCCGTAACCCGTAAAAGGATCAATCATGAACCGCCATCAACTGACCTACATTGATTTGCACCCGCAACCCCTCGAGCGTGAACCCTCGCCCCTCGCCATCGTGGCCGGTGCCGCCTTTGCTTTGGTTGCCCTTTGGGTGATCACCGTTTGCCTTTTTGTTTTGTAACCCGTAACCCGTAAAAGGATCAATCATGAAAAACGAAAACCCCGCTATCCTCGCCGCCGCCGTGGATCGCCTCGCCCTAATCAAAGCGCAAATGGCGCAATTGAGCGCCGAGGAAAAGCAACTCAAGGAAGCATTAACCGCCTCGGGCCTTGAGGCGATTGACGGCACCGCGCACCGCGCCGCCGTTTCGCATTGTGCCGGGCGCGTGTCAATCGATTGGGAAACCATCGCCGCCAAGTTTTCCCCATCGCGTCAACTGATCGCCGCGCATACATCAACCGGTGCGCCTTACGCCGTGGTTCGCGTGTCAGCACGTAAGGGAGCATGATCATGCTAATTTTGTCAACGAAACTCAAAAACCGGTTTTCATCCGTGCACCAAGTGCACCTTAAAAACATCCGGGTGAATGACGATAAGCGCGGGTGTTCTGGGTTTATCGCCCTGGGTGACCGCATCGTGTACGTGAACACTGAACCCTGCGGTTCACTGGGTTACATGTACCGCACCGCCGCGCACTTGAAGGATTACACGGGCGGGCGCAATATGTGGGCGCGTGACTTGGATTCGCTTGTCGCTGGGATCAATCAACTTTTGAAGGTGCCCGCATGAACCCGATAAATGCCCAATTCATGCGCGATCACTTCACCCTCGTGACAATCACCGAGAAACCCGCGCCCGCCGCGCCGGTGATTGATCCGGAAACCCTCGCCGATATCCTCGAGGCCATGAAAAGCGCAACCGCCCGATTACGTGGCCCCCGGTGCGAGTTTTCCAATAAACTCGCCGCCGCCTCGCTCGAGCGTGCCCGCCTTGACTTAATCGATGCCCTCAATCTGTAACCCGTAACCGTAAAAGGATCAATCATGAACACCGAAACCCGCACCCTCGCCGCCATCGCCCGCGATATCCGCAAAACATGGGCAAAGCCTTATTTTGGGGCCGTGCCTTACCTTGACGCCATGTTAACCCTCGGGGGCATCGGCGATAAATACGGGCTTGATGATGCCCACTCGATTGTTCAATATTTCCTCGCAAACGCGAACACATGGCGCGGCGAGGATGCCCGCCGAATCAAGGCCGAATTAAAATCAATCATGGGGGCTTGATCATGAAATATCACTTTATCCCCCAGTCAAGCAACCGCAAAACCGGGGCGATCCCCGTGACTTACACTGAGCGGGCATCGTGCCCGCCATCGTGCGCCCATTACCGCGCCGATTGTTACGCCGAGGATTTTTACACCCGCATAGCATGGGACAAAGTGCCCGAGCGCGGGGGCACCCTTGACGCCCTTTGCGCGTCAATCGCCGCGTTACCCGAGGGTCAATTGTGGCGAATGAACGTAGCCGGTGACTTACCCGGGGCGGGCGAGGCCGTTGACGCCGCCGCGCTGGGGGCCATCGTCGCCGCAAACCGTGGCCGCCGTGGGTTCACGTATACCCACAAAAAAAGCCCCGAGGCCATCGAGTGGGCGGGGCATGCTACGCGCTGGGGGTTCACGGTCAATCTGAGCGCCGATGATGCCGGGGATGCTGACGCCCTCGCCCCCTTTGGCCCCGTTTGCGCCATCGTGCCCACGGATACACCCGAGAAAAGTTACACCCCCGAGGGGCGCGTGATCATCGTTTGCCCCGCGCAAACCCGCGAAGATATAACGTGCGAAACGTGCGGGCTTTGCGCCCGTGCTGATCGAACCGTGATTGTCGGTTTCCGTGCCCACGGCACCCGCGCCCGGGTTGCCGATGCTAAAGCCCGCCGAGTGATCCCTATTTTGAAAGCCTGATCATGTTCAATTTTGAACCCATGCAACAAAAAACTTATCCACAATTTGACGCCCATGCGCACGTGCGGTGCTTTCATTGTGATGCACCTATCGGGCAAACCGGCAAACCCTTGTTTTATGGTTTTCCGGCGGGGGCTTTCGGTATGTGGTGCGAGGCGTGCAAATGGCGCACCTTTTACGATACGGGCGACACGTCGATTAAATTTGACGCCAAAGGCGATCCCCTGACGACCACGTGTTCATGCGGGTGCACCGTACCGAAAACCCAGTGGGATAACACCGAGGGATGGCCTCGTTGCCCCGATTGTCAATATATTTGAAAGCCTAACCATGATCAACCTTGAAAACCTAACCGCACCCGAGGCCGAGCGCCTCGCCTTTGCCGAGGGTTACCCGGGCACCGCCCGGTTATTTGCCCGGATCGCTGACCTACAAAAAGCCCTCGGCGATGCCGTGGCCGAGATTGAAAGCCTGAAAAATACCCGCGATCAATTGGAAACTGACCTTTTTGTCGCCCGCCATGAGCGGGCATACGGGGGCACCGATTGATCACCTTTTCAATTGTCGTTTCCCTTTGCTTTGCCGCCGTGCGGGCTTTGCTTTTGATCCTCGCCGCCCTTTTCAGTGGCCGAGACTAACCCCGCAACCCCGCCCCCGGTTCACCCCGGGGGCTTTTTTACCCCTTTGAAAGCCTAACCATGATCACCGCACCCAGTGCCCCCGCCGTGCCCTTTGCCGCAACCCTCGGGGCTTTTGTCGCCCGCCGTGCCCTTGATGAACCCAGCGCCGCCGGGTTGCTCGGGGTGCCGGTTTACACCCTGCGAAAGTGGATCGCGGGCACCCGCGCACCGAGCGCCGCCGCCGTGCGGTTGCTTGACGTGCTCGGCACCCTCGAGGCCATCGCGCCCGCCGTGCTCGATGCGCTGACGCCCGCCGCCGTGCCCGTTGCCCCTAAGCGGCCTCGGGGTCGACCAAGTGTCAAAATAGACTAAGGCTCCCAACTAACCATCGGGCCTTTGGTTTTAAGGCATCGAACTAACCATCGGGCCTTTGGTTTTAAGGCTCCCAACCAGCCGTCAAGACCACTTTTTAAGGAATCGAACTAAAGCAAAAAGCCCCGGTAATCGGGGCTTTTCTCATTCGTCCATGTCCGGGGTGTACCCCTTGACCAGTTTTCGCTCGTACCCCTTGGCCGTGGCGTGGCGATAGATGTAGTCAGCGTGGCGCTGCTTGGCCTTGATGACCGTCTGCCGGTAATCTTTGAACATCTCGGGCAGCGTGGGGTTGATGGCCCATGTGACCTTTTTCTTGTGCAGTTCACTCTCGATCTGCACCGCCCAACCAGCCTGCTCGATGACCAGCATGGCGTCCATGATCGCCTGATCCTTCTGCCAATCGGTCTTGCCCTCCAGTGGCCTGCGGGCCGACCGTTTGAGGCTGCGCAGGTCAATGGTGTGCACCTCGCCGCTGATCTGCACAATGTAGTCAATCACCCACTGATCGAACGTGTCGGTGATGACCCCACCCACCTCGCCTAAAGCGTAGCGGTAAGCCGGGATGATGTACCCCCGCACCAGACTGACAACCCTGTGGACAACATCGACTGACACCACGGGGTTGAAGGGCGACTCGATGACGTGGAACATGAGAATCAACCGGCCAGCTAAACCTTCCAACTTACCGAAAGCCGTCATGTACTCGGTCCCGCTGTCCAGCACCCTCTCGTCTTGCTTGGCCGACTCGTACCACTGCTGGAACTCCCTGAATGCTGTGTACGCTTCTGTGGATAACTGATACGTCTGCACGGGCAGCGCATAGGTCAGGCGCAGGGTGTTCTCCCATGCCCCGGCGCTGGTCAGGTACTCGGGGATGGGCTGGCCCAGCTTGGTCTTGTTCCCGCGCAGAATAGCGGGGATAAACCGTTGCAGCAGGCCGTCAGCCGACAGTGCGGCCAGATTGGCCTTGAACACCTGAGGCTGGATGTTGCCGTAGATCGACACAGCGAGGTTTTCCGCATAGATCGACCCAGCGCCCACCCGGTCCATCTCGTAGTGTTCTGACTCGTAACTGACAACCCACGCTGATCGGTCTTCACCGCTGCTCTTGTCTGTCAGCTTGCGCACCCAGCTATTCATCTCGTCGAGGTAACACAGCAGGCCACGGGGACGGTCTGCCGCTTGGCGCACCAGCTTCTGACTCGTGATGTCGCTGACCGTGATCTTGAGGGGCACCGGCTGCGTTGACAGGTCGGGCACAAGCGGTGCCTGATCCCCGCCCAGCATGGCCTCAGTAGACGATGACCATTCAAGGAATGCCTTCTTGGCGCTGGCGTGTTGGGCCTCTCTGCCCTCCCAGTCCAGCAGTTCCTTGCCGTAGCGGGGCCGATCCTCGGCCTCAATGTTTTTTAATGGCGACAGCATGGGCCGCGAGCCGGGTGACTTCTTGTCCGATGGGTCGCCCAAAGTCATGAGCCACAGCACCGGGGGCACACGAAACCCCGGCATGAGTTCCAGCCGTGTGCGGGCGTCAATCACCCCGCAGACAGCGGCCAACCCAGCGAACAAAGGGACCAAAGGGTCACAGCCCACGCTTTCTGAAATCTCAGTGGATCGGGTCTTGAGGATGTTGGGCCACAGTGACAGGTCCATCTCGGGTGGCTTGGGCCGCAGGCCGTCCATCACGCTCAACGGCTCCATCACGGGGATGTCGATCTTGCTGAACAACTCGGACGCATCGGGCATGGGCCGGGTCCAGCCGTGAGACTTGGCAATGTGAAAGAGTGTCCCCAACTTGACAGCAGTGGCCTTGTCAGGCTTGAAGCTGATCCACTGCGTCAAAATCTCACGCTCTCCGGGGTACTTGGTCTGCGCCGTGGCGCTCCACTCGTTCCACAGCGCCAGCGCCTGCTCAAGCTGATCGGTCTGGGTGCCTGCCCAGTGCAGCGCCATGCCGATGCCCACCCACTCGTCACGAGTGCAGTCAGCGGGCACCGCATCGAGGGCTTGCCTGATCTCCTCCCATGAGGCATCAACCGAGCCGTCTGTGGCAATTGTGCGCTCTTTGTCCTGCGACAGCATCCCACTCCACAGGTCCAGCAGGGCTTGGGGGATCACCGGCATCCGGGTCCAATGGCCGTGGCCCGCCCAGTGGTAAGGCTGGCGTGTCTCGGGGTGGATCGACGGGGGCAGCACGTCCTGCACCGTGAGGCCGCTGACCGTGGCGCAGCGCAACTCGTAGGCTGTGATGCCGCTGTGCATGATCTTCTTTGATGGCAGTGCAGCGCCGAAGGGCATCGCATACAGCAGCTTGCCGTGCCCGGGCTTGCCCGAGTTGATGACCACGGCGTCAGGTGCATCGTAGAGGGCTTGAAGGTCAATGCCGTGCTCGGCCAGCAGGCTGGTGGTCACGGTCCAGTTGTCGATGTCAAGGGCCATCGTGCCGCTGTACGCATGGGCCAAGCCAATGCCGTAACCGTGGGGCAGATCGCCCTGGGCCTTGAGGGCGTTCTGTTTAAGGTTCCAGCCCGGGGTGCGTGGCCCCTTGGTGTTGGCTGGGATGGGCACAAGTGACCATCCGTGTCTGATGTACGCATCGACCGATGCTGGATGTGATTGCACAGTCTGTGGCGCTGTCATAGAATGGACCCGTTGGTGATTGCAGTTGCCGACTTTTTCATTGGTGTTTCTCCTTTTAAGCCCCGGTCTAACCACCGGGGCTTTTCTTTTTGCAAAATAATTTTCAAACCAGTTGCACAATCGTATCACAGTGGTGATACACTGCGTCATCGGTCAAGGAAATTATTTATGACACAAGCATCCAAATCAGCGTTCATGTCTGTACGAGTGACAGACAAGACGCGCATCAAGTTTCATGAGAAAGCACGAAAACTCGGAACCCCGAGTGAGGTGCATCGTGAAATCGTAGAGGCGTTTGTCGAAGACCGCCTCACAATTCAACCCCCTGTAATCCGTAACCCTCTGGAGAAACTTTATGTCACTCGAACTCAAGATTGAAGCCCTGACTGCTGCTGTAACTGCCCTGACTGCCCAACTGCAAGCTGGCAATGTATCAGCACCCGCACCTGTTGCGCCAACCCCTGCCCCTGTGGTACAAGCGGCCCCCGTTGCAGCACCTGTCACTGTGTCTGTGACCGCTGCCCCGGCCATGCCAGCGCCTCCCTCATTCGTGATGCCTGCACCAGCACCTGCTGCCACTGGCGCACCATTCTCGGA